GCTATTTTAAGTGAGTTCGGTAGATTACCCAGGTTGAAAGCCGTAAAACGCCGATAAATAAAGGATTTCTTTTTCTTTTGTTGGTTGGTAATGGTATTATGAAGTCTTGGAAAATGCCAGAAAATCTATAATTTTTTGAAAACTCGGTAAAACGCCGATAAATAAAGGATTATAAAGGATTTTAACCCAGATTATGTGGGATTTTATTATATATTTAAAATGCTGTAAATACGATGGTTGTCGTGTTGCTTCGAGGTGTTGTTCGAGGTTAGTTTTGAGGTGTGAGAGTGATAGTGACCTCGATAGCCAGGGCAAGACGGTGGAGCGTTGTATATTATGTAAACTATCCCCCGGTATCAGCGAACTATCTGGAATTGCCTGAAAACACGGCGGTTGTCGGAAAAATTCTGAATATTACTTTTTGAACTTAAGTAACATTCGACAGCCTGGGGCAGAAAATCCCCCGGATATTACTCGGTTTCGGAATCGGGGGAGGGTGACTGACAGATGGAATCCCGGCAGCATGACTGTGAAGGTGTTCGATAGATTTTTGAAAAATAGAGATTTACGGGAAAATGTTTCCCCTTTTCCCTTTTTCTTTTCCCTTCTCTCTTTTCCTCTTATTATCACTCTTTTTTCTTTCCTTTTCCAGTCCGTCAAGATCCTGAGATCGTTAATTTTCTGGAGGGTGGCGGAAATCTGTAGAAAATAAATTTCAGTATAAGAACATAAAACAAGGGCAAGAAAAACACTCATAAAAAGTAGGGCGAGATATCCACACAAATTTATTTTCCTATTATATGTCTGTACATGCACACGTTATTATGTGGCAAGAAAACACCGGATCACAAGCCACGGATCACAAGCGAAGCAAAAAAAAGATAAAAGAAATAATAAAAAACTATTGACAAACAGAAAACAGTGTTATATAATTCAATCATCAACAAGAGGTAAACGAAATAAAAAACAAAAAAACACAACTTTGAAATAAGAAAAATGGAGGATCAAAAAATGAGAAAGTGGTTAAATGTAGAATTAAACAACGTGGAAAGTGAAACATTCAGAGGTGCGCTGAAAGCTAATAAAATTAAATATGAAGCTAGTAACTGTGGTTATGGTCTTACTCATTTTGAGGTATTCGTTAATACTTCTGAAATTGATATCTTAGAGGGTGTACTTAGTACATTATAAGATAATATAAATAAATAATATAATAAGCCTGGGAACTGTGATTTCCAGGCTTTTATATTGATCTGAAATAAAGTAAAACAAAATAAATAAAATACTTGACAACCGGAAAAATACGTGTTAATATAACATCAAGATAAACGAAATAAAGAGACACAACTCAAAATACGGAGGGATAAAGATATGAAATATTTCACAAATTGTAAAAACCTGGAAGAGCTGAGAAAAGAATATAAGAATCTTGTGAAAGCGAATCACCCGGACAACGGCGGATCTGCTGACGAAATCAAGATTATCAATGTAGAATATGAAGAGGCTATGAAAAGCCTGAAGAATGCGGACGAAACAGAGAACGCGTGGAAATATGATCCGGAAAAAGATGAACTTTTCCGTGATACATTAAACAAAATAATTAACCTTGATGCGGTTATCATTGAAATAATCGGTTGTTGGATCTGGGTAACGGGTAACACCTACGGTGCAAAAGATGCGCTGAAGGCTGCGGGCTTTAAGTGGTGTAATAATAAGAAAGCTTGGAGCTGGCACGCTGGGGAACGTTACTATAAAAAGAGTAAAAGAAAGCTTTCTATGGATGAGCTGCGAAACCTTTACGGCAGTGAAGAGGTCACACCACATAGAAATGATAGAATAGCATAAAACGTAAAAGGGATCTGAAAAGATCCTTTTTTATTTGAGATAAAAGAAATAAAAATAATTATAAAATATACTTGACAATCAACAATCATGCTGATATAATACAAATATAAACAAGAGACAGACACAACTAATAAATAGGAGGGTACGAAATGAGAGTAACATATAAAGGAAGAAGTAAAGATTATGATTACAGGGTTGCTGAAGTAACTTTCAACGATGAAAACAAAAAAGAACAGACCATAGTTGAAAGAGCTATCTTTTTTCTGGAAAGAATAAAAGGATATAGAATTGATATGCCAGTTCCAGGTTATGCAATCTGTGAAGTAGAGGACATGGACGAATTTAAAATGTTCTCTAAAGATTGGCGCGAAGCAGTCAAAATGATAAAAGACTGCATGAAATACGGATTTTAAAAAGAATAAAAAATCTGTTGACAAGATAGACGAAATAAAGTATAATACAAATATAGAAAACAGAGACACAACTTATACGGAGGGAAATAACATGAATAAAACAGAATTAATTAAATCAATTGAAAACGGAAACCTTGAATTTGTTAGCCCGTCCGAAGGCATTCAGTACACAATTTCAAATGATTGTGACGGCTGGAAAGCTGACGGGGCGGAAATTTCCACAGGGCTTGACGGTGGTTTTTACACTGCCGAAACCTTGGAAGAACTTGCCGGATATCTGCAGCAGATCGGTGGTCTCCAGGTTGCTTAATAAGGGCATAAGCCCTTATTTTTTTGTAAAAAAATAAATAAAAAAATATCAAAAACATCTTGACAGTTACACAAAATAATGATAATATATACTCAACAAAGGTAAGGACACAACTTATATGGAGGGAGTAAACATGAAAAAATTTGAAATTGGAAAAAGATACTATGAAAGTGGTGTCACATATGAGATCATAAAAAAGACTGCGAAAACAGTCACATATAAAGCAATTCAGCACGCCGGAAAAATAAATGAGAGAGTGCTGGAACAGAAAACAGCAAAGCTGCAGATCTGGGGCGAAAAAGAGGTCTTTTGTGTACGTAGTCGCACAATAGAAGCAGCATAAGCACAAAAAAGTTTAAAAAAGTGCTTGACAGATAAACGTAATAAATGTATAATATAAGCATACAAAAGAAAAAGACACAACTTAAAAATAATAAAAAGAGAGGTTACATGTTATGATAAATTCAAGATTAAAAGCTATGTTCTCATTAAAATCTAAAATTACTGTTTATATTCCAGCAACAGTAAACATCAACGAAGCTATTGACAATAGTAAATTTGTTGATGCAGCAGCTACATTATTATCTGATTGCTTCGGTGGCGCAACTTCTACTGAAGCCCTTGGTTACTGGGTATCAGATACTACCGGACTTGTAAAAGAAAACACAACAATGGTATTTGCATACGCCGGAGAAGATGACCTGAAGAAAAACCTGGACAAAGTAATTGATTTTTGCGAAAACTTAAAAATTGAAATGTCACAAGATGCAGTGGCACTTGAGTTAAATGGAGAAATGTTTTTCATTTAACAAAAGCTAAACGAAATAAACGGTGGCGGTAATCATACAACATGAGCCGCCACAATTACAGGAGGGTGGACGAAATGAGCGAACTAATTGAAAAAATGCTTCAGGAGTTTGACAGCGGGAACATGGAGGCGGTCAATCAAATTTTGGATCAGATTGACGAAATGGAAGGTTACAAATTTCTTGATAGAAAAACAAAATAAAAAATGTAAAATGGTATTGACAGCAAAAAGAAATAATGGTATTATATAAATGTAAACAGAAAGACACAACTTAAAGAGAGGTGCTAAAATGTTTAATATATTTAAAAAGAATAAACAGAAAACAGAGCTTGAAATTGCAGCCGACAACGTGTTAAAAGCAATTGACGAGACACAAGCTGCAATTGAAAAAAGAAACGCTGTTTTCGCTGATGTAAATGCGGAAATGCAGAGAAACCTGGATCTCTTGAGATCAATCGGTATGGAGGTGTAGAAATGTCAGTTGATAAGATAAGAAAAATCTTAGATTTTCACAATATACCGAATTTTACACAAAATGGTGAAATCTACGCCGATTGTATGGAATCCGGCACGACATTATTCGAAAAAGTTGAGAACGTCACAAACTGGACTAAATCCCAACTTTACGCATGGTTAGGTTACTGATAAAATCGTGCTTTTATCCCGAAAGATAAATCAAATAAATAATATGCAGAGAATCAAACCCTCTGAAGAGTCTTTGAAAATTAAGACGAAACGCCGGAAGGCGTCAGGGTGCATCTAGTAGCATATAATCCCCACGCTACGAAATAAGGGGGCGGAAAGGAGAAAAACAGCATGAACGCCATAATAAAAGCACGTTCACCACCGGATCAGAACGAATAGTAACCAATAAATATCTGAGTAGTTAGCCGGAGATAACGAAAAGGAACAAAGAAAGAGGGTGAAGAAATGAACAGAGCACCACCGGAGACGGTAAACGAATATATTAACGCATATAGTCGAAACGGTCAGAAATGACCGTCACACTGGGGGTAACTTCCCAGTGTCTGACGATGACAGGTTTTTGCGTTGTCAGTGTCCAAACGAGTAACAAAGAATAATAAACAGGAGGTCAACATAAATGATAACATTTACAGAATGGATCAGAAATAAATTTGAAATGTCGCCGGAAGAGCTGGCTAATTATGTTTCTTCTTTTTATCCGGAAGAAGCAAGAAACGTTATTGAATGTGACGTATTTAGTCGTTTCCGGGCGGTATACATGAACAACGAAGAGTATTTTACACTTTTCGAGTTATATGTTGAAATGGTAGTGAATGGCGGTAAACCTGTATACCCTACCAGAAAAGAAATTGAAAATATGATTGACGGGGCAAAAGCCGGAAATCAGGAACTTACAAAACAGCTACTTGATAACTATTCAATTTGGAAAATTGACGGTTTTATTGATTTTAAAACCGCAATGAAAATACATAAATTATCATAAGGGGGATTTAATCATGTTTAAAAAATTATTAGTATTAACAGTATCTGCAGTCTTAGCATTAACACCAGCAATAGCAGCGCAAGCGAAAAAGCCACACAACCATTTATATCCTGCTGCCGGAACAGTAAGAAGAGTTTACAAGGATAACAATGTTATCTCTGTAAAGCTCAAAAATGGCGTTATATTCGAGTTTTACGCCGAAGATGTAGCAGAGTGGCATAAAGGCGATTTATGCGCCATGATTATTGATAACAACGGTACAAAGACCATTTATGACGATATGGTTATTGATGCAGTAAATATGGATCAGGAATAGAGGGGGAAAGAACATGGCAAAAATTACAAAAGATCAGGTAAACAAGATAAATGCAAAGTGTAAAAATGGTTTTACGCTGAGTCTTTACGCTGCAGTAATACACGGCGAAAAGTGGCTTGAAAAAGATATTCAGCTTGATGATTCAGGCATATTATACCGGATCACATTAAGATTCAAAGAAAAATATGAGAGATTTGGCACAATTGGAGTTTATCCGGTTCTTGATATCGAAAAATACGTTCCTTGCAAAACAGAAGGGATGTATCAGGTTTCAGATGTGAGATCTGAAAAGCTGGGCGAAATTGTAAACCGACGCAGCGTGAAGGTTTTACAGAATCTTACTGCAGATTATCCGGACGAAAAACTTATTTCGTTAATTCGCGAGGTGATCGCGGCATGATGACGTTATTTCTTTTGTGTTTGACTTTATTAATCGCATTTTGTGAAAATGCAGACACTACCAGAAAAAAGAAGGAAAACGACAAAATAGCCGATGAAAGCATGAGATCATTTCACGAAACTATGAATAGGCTGCGTGAGATTCGTGAAAAAGACCACAGAAAGCTTTAAATGGCGTTTTAAGCAATAATAAAGATAAAAGTAATAAAATATATAAGTAATGATATAAAACCCGTTAAAACCGAAAATACGGCGTTATAAGGATATTTAGGAGGAATTAACCATATGAATAAAACAGTTATCAAGATTATGGCGGCATTAGCAATTGTTACAACATTGTTTTCCGGTTTTCCGGTACAGGCGGCAAATTACCAGAGAGCCGCAGCAGTAGAAAGGAAAATCAAGCGTGAATATAAGCATATCCGCATTTTAGAGGGCGATAATTCACCGGAGTTTTGGAAGAAAATAGAGAGCAGAGAAGGCAATGCTTTTTACTATGTTGAAAAGGTCACAGGAGTAGTTAAAAACGCCGAAACCGGCGAAGGCGAAGCAACATGTGGATATATCAATTATAAGCGTGTAAAGAGCGTTAAAGCTGGCAGCAAGGTGGTTTCTTGGTTCGTGTATAGTCGGGACAGTAACGCTTTTGATGATATCATAGCAAGGTATGATGTCATTGTTAAGAAATAGAATATATTATATTAAGATCCTGGAAAACCGGGATCTTTTTATGTATCAGATAAATAAAATAAAAATTGTTTCAAAAAACTATTGACAGATAAACGGAATAATGATATTATATAAGCATAAACAGAGGACACAACTTAAAAAGTTGGTAGTTAAACCGAAAATAAAAGAAAGAAGGTCTAAGAAATGGCAAACAGAATCAAAAGAGCATCAATTTTTATCGAAATGACAGCATGTACAAATAGTGTAGCGTTTAAATCCGGCGAGAGTGTTGGAGTTTATAAAGATGAACTTGGTCACTGGATCACAATGGACGCAAGTGGTAAAAATTGGAGAAATCTTCCTAAAGATTTGAGAAACGAAAGCTATTATGAATTTGTTAATCAGTATTCAATGTCAGACATTATTTATTATCTGATGGACAGAAATGCAGATTATCAAACAGTAATGGTAGAAGCACTTAAAAATGCAGTTGAAACTACCTTTAAAGAGGCAAGAGTAACTTGTGTTGATGATATTTATAAATATATCATGCAGCATTTAATTTAAAATAGAAAAAAGAAATAAATATTGACCTGATGCAATATTAATGATATTATAGGAGGACAAAATAATGAATAAAAACTGGTTAGAGCTTATCGAAAAGAAATACGACGAAATCATCAATGTAGGCGAAAAAGCCTACAAAGACGCACTTGAAAATCAGCATTTACGTTTTATCGTTGAAATGGACGAAAACGGCAATGTTTACAGTTGGTATGATGTTGCTGGTGGCAATTCATTTCATGCATCTACATACAATGGGGAATCAATAGAGCTTTTTGAGTTCTGTATGCAATACTGGGAGAATAACCCAGCGGACGAAACAGTTGAGGAAAAGTTAAGAGAGAAAGGATTGTATGATTTATACCTGAAAGAAAGAGAGCTTCAGGATGCTGAAGATTATGACACTGCAGAGCTTATTCTTTCAAATTCGTCAAACGAGCAGCTTCAGGAATGTCTTGAAGAGTGCCGGAAAGACGAGCTTGAATTTATGGCGGATGAATACGCTAGATCTGAAAGCATAGATAAATTAGACGCTTTAAAAGAGCGTTTAAGTTATTGTGAATAATCGAGAGGATAAAATTATGAAACCTTATATTATACCTGGTGACGATAGAGATTACACTGACACAATTAAGTTCCAGAAGAAAAAACAGAAGTGGATAGAAGAAGGCTTGAAAAAAGATACTATTGAAGAATTGACAGAGCTTTATCATAGCTTTGATGTGTGGGGAAATGATAAAGGAACTAATTATTCCAATACAGATATTGCCTATGATGTCAGTGAATTAGGATATGAACATTGTGTCAGATAGGAAAGGGTGCAAATTATGACAAAAGGGTTTAACAAAAAAGAATTTATGAGCTGGTTGAAGAGTGAATTTCCGGGGTCTGTTGACAATCACTGGAATTATGATCTTGTGGAAAATATTATTGATTATGCACTTGCACATGAAAGCATTTCTAAGGATCAGTTTTGTTATTTTGTTTCTGATATGCTTCCGGAAGTAGAGTTCTTGGAAGTCGCAAGGTTTTGTGAAAATGGTAAACTGACAAATCGCACGCTTGAAGCGTTGGGAAGGTGATTTAAAACTTGTTAGAAGCATTAACAAAACAGAACAGAAACGCCTAAAATTGGCATTGTAGAAATGGTGATATTATGACCTATGCGGAATTTTTAAAAGATATTGATAAGTATGTTGGATGTGTAGTGGAATTTAAAACCCGCTTTAAATCTAACGGTAAAATCTTCACATCACAGCGTTATGTGTGGGATAATAAAGAATTTGGTGCATTAAAACCGGATTCACTGATAGAAGTGTTAAGTGTAAAAATTTTATACAAAAAAGAAACTAAAAGAACAGAATCAGGTATTAACTATTAAGAGAGGTGTGAAATTATGAAATCAAAAAGAACAGATGTAGCCCACGTTAGAGAGTATTCAATCCCGGTGGAGGGCAAGTATTACTATAATGTGCAAGTGTGCCAGGCTCTAAACAGTGGTAACGACGTAACTTACGTTACATGTGGCAAGTTATGCAAGACAAAAGAAGAGGTCAGAGACTTCCTTAAATCTGCAATGAAGTATTATACAGACATTATACATATTAATGATTAAATTGTGTAAAAGATAAACAAAATAAATTTAATACAGAAATAAGCTACGGTTTTGGATCTGTAATGGTCTATCAATCGTGGCTTTCTTAAGTGTGTGCATTTAAGGACATGGACACAGTAACCATGTAAAACAATCTGTGGTCTAGCACTGACCGACATACAAAAAGAGTGTAAAACTTGTGGCTGGCAAGGTTAAATAATTAAGTGGCGGTTATCCGGTGTGGGATAAGGTCATCAGCTCTGGGCGGATATGGAGCTTACAAGCCTTATACTAATGATACGCTGAAACCATCCGAAAGGACATAGGTGTATGTATTATCCCCCTGTCTAGGGGGAAACTATGTCCAACTGAGCCAAACCGAAGAACATGTTACACAGGTTCAGAAGGTTGTCAACAGTTTAAAGTAATAATTATTTAGAATAATGTGATAGTATGAGTATAGTTCTTCCGGATCTGGTTTATATGGTACTGGATGTTATATAAGTATGTATTAATAGTAATGATGCAGCTATGATCTGGTACGAGGATTCATTTTGTCCCCCATAAAAGAAAATGCATATAAGATAAAAGAAATAATAAATAACTGTTGACATATGCGCGTATATGTCGTATAATAAAACCATAAAGAAAGACACAACTTAAAAGAATAAATGTAGGAGGTACATAAACATGGCAAGTAGAGGTAATTATTATGATTTCAGAGAGGCAAAAGTCCTTATAGCAATGGAACTGTCAAAAAGAGGTTGGGAAATCTTCGGATTCAAACCTGACGAATCAGATTCTATGACAGACTACTGGAGTCCGGCAGACTGGGACGGAATCGCAACGAAAAACGGTTATGTTGTTGTGATTGACTGTTC